AAAAGACCTTCTTTACCACATCTAAATGAAATACGGATACCAATCACCAAACAGATACTATTTTTATTCACGGGAACTATATCTGTTTTGAAACTTCTTGAATCTGTTAAAAAGAAGATCATGACTTAGTGGTCTTTTTACCGCGCCTAACTTTTAAGATAAGTTTGGGTGGATACTTCTTGATGTTTTTGAGTTTGAATGGTTTACGTGTTAGAGGACTAGGTCTTTCAGCATTTAGACCCGTCTTATCCGAAAACGCCAAGTAATTCTTCAAACCATCCCTATCATAAACATGAAGAATCTTACCATTCCCAGCCACATTCGTTTTGAGATAAGCTCTCTTGGATGGCTTTATATTAGTCTTGTTACCCGGGGACATTTCACGATTTAACCACGTGGCAACATTCTTGTTTTTTGGGCCATTTTTGGTTTTATTATTGTTATTTTTACCGTTATTATTCAACATGTTTAGATACTTTCTTTTCATATTTTTCAGCTCTTGTTCAGCTTTTTTTAGTTGAGCACGATTATTATTATTCGTCATCTGATATAAGCTGAGATTTTTTACCTAAGTTAGAGTTTTGAGTTGTAATAAAATCAAGAAAGTATGGAGAGCGTCCAAAAGCTCACCCACATTGAACACATTCTCAAGAGACCTGACTCGTATGTCGGTCCAGTAGACTTGAGTACTGAAGCGTATTGGATTCTCAATGGTAACAAATCCCAATTTGAGAAGAAAAACGTCAAGTATTCCCCAGCTCTCTTGAAGATCTTCGATGAAATCCTCGTCAACGCAATCGATCGCAACTCTATGCACCCCAAGAATGTTTCATCCATTTCAGTCTCTATAGACAAGGAGACTGGTGCTGTAACCATAGAAAACAATGGACCCCTCGGTGGTATCAGTGTTCGTATGCACGAGAAGGAAGGTATCTGGAATCCTGAATTGGTCTTTGGGCATCTCCTCACAAGTACAAACTATGACGACTCTCAAAAGAGAATTGTTGGGGGTCGTAATGGTTATGGAGCCAAGTTGACGAATATTTACTCATCAGATTTTTCGGTCGTCATCAAAGACCATGAAACAAAGCAGACGTATACCCAAAAATGGTCTAACAATATGACTGTATGCGAACCACCAAAAATAAAAAAACATTCGGGTGCCACATCATCCGTGGCCGTAACGTTTACACCAGATTGGAGGCGTTTTAAGATGTCTAAGATGGATAACACAATCTATAAGATTTTCCAAAAGAGAGTCTGGGATGCCAACATCTGTACAACCCCAAACTGTAAAGTAAAGTTCAATGACGAGGTTCTCCCAAAACAGAACTTTGAGGCTTACGCAAAAATGCACACTGGTGTAGATAATGTACATTGTGTTACAACCGACCGATGGTCAGTATGTATTGGTCCATCCGAGGATGGTATGCAACAGGTATCATTCGTGAATGGTATCTGTACAACTAAGGGTGGAACCCACGTTGATCACGCAGCTTCGCTAGTGGCTGCGGGGATTATTGAGGACATGGCTAAGAAGATCAAACTCAGGCCTCAACAGGTTAAGAACACGTTCGCAATCTTTGTGAAGGCAATCCTTGAGAACCCAACTTTCTCGAGTCAGGTTAAGTCTGAGTGTACCCTAAAAGCACAAGACTTTGGTTCTAAATTTGATATGCCTAAAACATTCGTCAAGAATGCTCTTAAGACTGGCATTTCCGATGAACTCACGGCTCTCTCAAAATTTAAGGAGATGAAAGAGTTGGCCAAAACTGATGGTGGGGCTCGGAAGTCTAAGATTACTGGCATCCCCAAGCTTGATGACGCAAATAAAGCTGGGACAGCCCAATCTTCTAGGTGTACACTCATCGTCACAGAGGGTGACTCGGCAAAGACGCTCGCCGTCGCTGGCCTCTCAGTTGTTGGTAGAGACCACTACGGTGTCTTCCCGCTTCGAGGGAAGTGTAAAAATGTCAGAGATGCATCTGTCGCACAGCTTACAGGGAACCAGGAGTTCAATGACCTCAAGAAGATTTTGGGTCTCCAACAGGGAAAGGACTACAAAGATGTATCCGAGCTTCGCTATGGTCGTCTCATGATCATGACAGACGCAGATAACGACGGTTCACATATCAAGGGTCTGATCCTAAACATGATTGACTATTTCTGGCCCAGTCTCCTCAAATTGGGATTTGTTGTTTCAATGGTCACACCCATCATCAAGGCTTCTAGGGGTAATCAAAGTAAATCCTTCTATACAGACTCCGCATTTCGTACATGGTATGGAAATGGACAATCTGGTTGGCGTATCAAGTACTACAAGGGTTTGGGTACCTCAACTTCTGCGGAGGCTAGGGAGTACTTCAAGAAGATAGAAGACCTTACCGTCAAGTTTAATACAGATGTAATGTCTGATAAATCTATTACCTTGGCATTTGACAAGAAGAAGGCTGATGACCGTAAGACGTGGCTTCTTGAAAGCACAGCAAAAGACCCCAAGGAGCTGGAGGTTTCTTATGGTAATGTGAAACAACTGGCTATCACAGACTTTGTTCACAAGGACCTGGTGAATTTCTCACTCGCTGATTTGAAGCGTTCTATTGCCCATGTTTGTGATGGACTCAAACCTTCACAACGTAAGGTAATGTATTCTTGTTTTCAAAGGAATTTGACTGCGGAGATGAAAGTAGCTCAATTGGCCGCATACGTGGCTGAGAAGAGTGCCTATCACCACGGTGAAGTATCTCTCGCTGATACAATTGTGAAGTTAGCCAATGACTATACGGGCTCCAACAATTTGAATCTCCTAGAACCTTGTGGTCAGTTTGGAACCAGGTTGATGGGCGGAAAGGATGCTAGCCAGACAAGATACATTTTCACGCGATTGACACCTGAAGCGAGGAATGTATTTGACCCTCGCGACGATGCGATTCTCACATATCTAGACGATGATGGTCGCTCGATTGAGCCCGAGTTCTATATGCCTACTCTACCTATGATTTTGGTGAATGGAAGTGAGGGTATTGGCACTGGTTTCAGTTGCTATGTACCTCCATTTAACCCCAGAGATATTCGGAACAATATCCTCAACTTCCTTGATGGCAATCCTATCAAAAGGATGAAACCTTGGTTCAGGGGTTTCAAGGGAAAAGTGTTTGAACAAGATGATGATTCATGGATGACCCAAGGTGTATGGACAGTCATTGGAAGGACGGTTAAGGTGACTGAGCTACCACCGGGACGTTGGACACAAGACTACAAAGAACATCTGGATACCCTCGTTGAAAAGAAAATCATCAGTGGTTTCACAAATAACAGTACAACTGAGAATGTGGATTTCTTGATCCAAGACTACAATGGCAAAGATGCTATTAAGGATCTTAAACTTCAAAAGACTTTTCGAACATCAAATATGCATTTATTCCATCCCACCAAGGGTATTCATAAGTACGAAAGCCCCGAGATGATCTTGAAGGACTTTATCACCCTCCGTCGCGAATATTACAATAAGCGGAAAGAGTATCTAATCAAGGTTCTTGAGGCTAAATCTAAGATGTGTGACTATAAGTCTCGCTTTGTGTCTATGGTCATCAATGGAGACATTGTGGTCTTCCGTCGTAAAAAGCAGGATCTTGAGAACCAATTATCTGATCTGTTCCCAGAAGTAAATGGAAGCTACGACTACCTTCTAAACATCAAGACAGTTCAGTACACAGATGAGAGTGTCAGAGATCTTTTGGCACAGTCCAAACAAGCAAAAACAGAACTCCAAATTATGAAGTCTACTTCTCCTATGACAATGTGGAAAGATGATATTAAAAATATGTAGACAATAGATAAGTATGGGTGAAGCAGCAAAAATTTCACTTAAAGCTATTGGAAAGCAAGACACGTACTTGCTTTGCAGGGATCCAGCGGAGTCGTTCTTCAACCCGAATACTACAAGAAGGCATTCTGACTTTCGGAAATATCACAGGAGTAAGAATGTAATCAATTCGGGGCAGATCCCTAATTGGCCTTTTGGGCAAACCATAAAGGTTCAGTTTAACCCTCAAAATATGGGCGACTTGCTTAGTAATATGTGGTTGAGCATAAAAATGCCTAAGGTCACAAATGGAAACTACGCGGATCAGTTGGGGAGGCATATTCTCAAAAGTGTAACGATGTTCGTGGATGACACAGAGTTGGAAAAGATTGAGAGTGATTGGGGAATTATATACGATGAACTTTATTTAGAAATGTCTGAAAAAGTAGCAAATAGATTTCTTGTAAACAGAAGTATTGGTTTTGATGACTCTACTATAACAGACTCAGTCTCTAGACTTGAGACAGATCTAATGATACCTATGCAGTTCTTTTTTGCTCGTAAATACGCGAGTGATGAGTACACAACTAATAAACCAAATAGACCCTACTTCCCTACATGTGCCGTACATAAACAGAAAATTGAATTTGTACTAGAGTTTCATAAACAATCTTTCTTCACAGATACATTAGATACCCTCATTCTTGATGATTTCAAACTTATTACTGAGGAAATCACAGTGAGCCCCGAAGAGAGGAATTATCTCAGTCATGAAAGACAAGTTGTTGTAACTGATTTAGTTCGTAAACATCCAACAACCGTGAGTGAACTTGGTAAAAATGCGATTCGTACAAACTTGGTTCCAAACATCCCTGTGAAGTGTCTTCATTGGTTTTTGAGAAATACCAAGTTTGAGAACGTGGATGAGAGTGTGGCCCTCGAACCTAAGCAGATAGGTGCTAATATTATTGGCACTAACGCAAACGATGATTCGGGGTACTCAGTGGCTCTGTCACCCGATGGCACTACTATAGCCATAGGTGAACCCAAGTATGAATTACAAGTTGATGAAGATAACAATGGATTTCCAGATAACGTCAATCAAAATAAGGGTCGTGTTAGGGTATTCAAACTAATCTCAGGAACTTGGACTCAATTAGGTACCGACCTGATTGGCGCAGGTGACGGAGACTTATTCGGAACAACTGTTTCTTTATCTAACACAGGTACAGCCCTTGCTGTGGGAGCACCAATTCATGACAGTAGTAAAGGATATGTTCGAGTCTACCAATACAATGGAACAGCTTGGGGTCCATTAGGGAGTGACATTGATGGAGGAACTGCTGGTGAAAAATTTGGAACTTCAGTCTCTTTATCCAGTAATGGTACTCGAGTTGCAGTAGGTGCTCCAGAATTTACCGAGGTTGGTTTTACTAATAGAGGACGTGTACAGATTTGGACATACACGGTTGGTCCCGGTTGGCAACAAACTGGTTCGAATATAGATGGTGTTGGTGGTGGTGATAAATTTGGATCAACTGTTTCTCTCTCGGATCCTGTCACGAGTGGTGGTAATGATAGTGTAGTAGCTGTGGGTGCCCCGGGTCATCAGTCAAGTAAAGGACATATTAGGGCTTTTGTATACAATGGAACGGCTTGGGTACAACGAGGTGTTGATTTAGATGGTTCTGCGACAGGTGACGAATTTGGAACATCGGTGGATCTTTCTAAAAACGGTCTTTATCTAATTGGTGGTGCACCAAAAAATGATACCGGTGGATCTAATGCTGGACATGCGCGTGTGTTCTTCTATCACACAGCTAGTAGTGCGTGGATACAAATTGGACCAAACATCAATGGAACAGTTGTAGATGAACAATCTGGAACGTCGGTGTCTATTTCAAACACAGGTACACGTGTTGCTGTAGGTACACCAACCGCAAATCGCTCAAGAGCCTATAATTATTCACAGGTATCCAATGTACCTGCTTGGGATCGATTACACCGTGATATGGGTGGAAATGGGAGTGGTGGCTCCATGTCCATGTCGGATGAAGGTTTAAGATTAGTTGTGGGTTCTCCCACCTTCAATAATAACGTGGGACAAACACAAGTTTTTGATCTTCCCACAAACGACGAAGAACTTTATTTATGTCAAAATCGTTTCAACTTTTCATCTAACGTCAGCTTTGATGATCAGTTAACTTTTTTCAACCCCATTATGAAAGATGCGAGTTTTTACATTAATGGAACTAAAATGCCAAATGTCACAAATACTAATCACAACTATTTCAAATATCTAATTCCTTACAGATCTAGATTATCTAGACCTATTAGGAATATCTATACATACAGTTTCTCGATGAATCCGATCAATGTGGAGCCATCGGGGAACTTGGATTTTAGTCAGATTCAATCTGATAAAACAAATATTGAAGTGAATCTAGATACTACCAAGGTGGATACATCGTCAAATACGTATGCTCTCCACATGTATTATACCGGCTATCAAACATTTATATTTGAAGAGGGGCGGATACAACCTGTTGCTTATTAAACAAGGAACTCCTATGATCCCTGATATAATCTATAATCTTATTCTTGATACACCATTTGATGAAATTTAGCTGTGCTAAAGTCGTATGAATTTCATGAGATGTACCTGGCACTGAATAAGGAAACTTCTGGGATCTACAAAATGGATCGAAAAGCTTTTTCGAGTACCCATCTAAGCTGGATTTATAAGCATAGTGTACAGTGAATATTTTTCCATCACTCGTCTTATAAGATGTATGATTTTTCTTTGCGTAATTAGTGATAAACCATTCGAGATTTCTCAATGAAATGCCACTTGTTTTGTCTAGTATATTCAATAACTTGGATCGGTTGTCTTCTTCGCGGTAAAAGTTGTTTATTGATGTTAGTAGAATATCGGATTTACTCATTATTTAATAATGAATCTAAATCTATAAGCCTATTAGACGAAAAAGATCTTTCACAAGCCGGACACCCTGCAACATTTCTAAGACCTGGACCATGGGTATGACCATTAAAAGTCTCATGAAATCTCTGTTTTATCTTTTCACCTTGTTTTTGGTGTTTCCCACAATACCCGTTATGAATACCCTTGAAAGTACATCTAGAACCATCTGGTTTTGTACCCATACATGTAGTTGTAGCAGATACACATGGAATATCTTTTAAAAGTAACTGTAATGAAATCTGATATTTTTTAGCTATCGTTTCTGCGTATTCGGTCATAGTAATATCCATGCGCAATTTTATCTCTTCTTCTAGTACATCTGTAATTCGTTCATTGAAACTCATGACTTATCTATCTCTTGTTCGTATTTTTTAAATATGTCTTCAACACTTTCTTCTCGCTGAACACGGGCATTTTTTATACGATCTTTTAGATCCGTGATTTTACCTTCGGAATCTAGACCGAGACGTTTACATTCCTCGATGAGATCAGTCTTCTTCATAGTACTTAGGGCAGGTTCACGCTTCTTTGGTGGTGGCTTACATTGGGTAATCAACTCACCAAATATTTCCTGCTTCGTATTATCGAATAGTGGATCAAGTAGATCACACACAGGATTTAAAAATTTATTGATGAAGTAATATTTATAATCAACTGGGAGGTTTTGCTCTTCAACGTATTTTGGATCCTCGGATTTTTCGAAAGCCTTAGCTTTAGGGTCACCCGTGTTTACGAGTAGATATGGAACACGGTCACCGGATTGTGGCTCAGACCCGGGTTTACGTTGCCTCATCTTATTAACCACCTGAACATGTGCTTGATTTATATTACAGCTCTCGGGACTTGTTATAGATACAGATTGTCCGGCAACCTTGTAACTATCCGATAGGGATTGACTCAAAACCAATTTTTCATTAGATACATCACCAGAAAGGAGTTCAATTGCGCGCTCTTTCGCAAGCTCTTTTGGTGGTCCCGTATCACTGGAGGTTAATACAACATCTAGGAGTTCTTTACAAACCTCCCTAACGTGGGGTGTATTATCTCTACGAACAACTTGGAGTCCCTTAATATCAATGTAGTCCATATGCATCTCGTCATCTTTTCCCTTCGTCCACAATTTAGCAGCATACCTCTTCTTTGAGTACAGGAAATAAGGCCAATACACCTTTTCTAATTCAAGATTGTTAGGCTTCTTGAAAAGAGCTGAGCACTCTTCGGCAGCTCTCTCACCAATCTCCCAGCTGTACTTAACAGCTTCTTCACCCTTACGGTCACCCACATCAAATTCAACCATGACTGAATCCGTGTCGCCATATCTCACTTTTGAACCTGGGAAGTTTTTCTCAACGTAATTCTTAGTCTCTTCAATCATTGCGCGACCCCTAAATGTTGTAGTAGACGCAATAGGTACACATGGAAGAATACCCTTACCAGCTCCTGTAAACCCGTAGACTGAGTTCATACTGATTTTGTAGGCCAACTGTTTACCATTATAAACCTCCTTCATATAACCCGTCGCAGCTGCCATATCCTTCTTAGCCTTTTTACGGAACTGCTTAAGCTCTAGAAGGATAGCCGGTAAGAGGCTAGGAACATCTTGTGCAAACTTGTAAGTCTTTGCACCAATCTTGAACGTTTCATATTCAATACCAGGTATGTTACCATAGTCCTTCTCATTCATGACATATGAGGAGTAACAGAGGTTGTGAGCCATCATGATACTTGGGTACAGAGCCTCAAAATCTAGGGCAGTGATAGGTGTGTAATACGCACCCTTTTGGGCTTCCAGAACCGTTGCTCCCTCGTATTGTTCCTCAGGTAACTGTCCCCAGCGAATCGTTGGAACCATAAATCCCATTTCACGAGCCTTCTTTGTAAGTTGGGAGAATACCTTAATCTGCTGCCCCCGTTCTACGAGGAAGCAAAGTGGTACCCAAGTAGCTTTAGCCATCTCAAGGAGATTGAGTAGGATACACATCTTCTTCATGAGTCTATGTGGCAACAGTGTATCCTTGATACAGTACTCTGCAACTTCTCGTAGTTTCACGGGATCACCTTCTAGATACCGAGCAAACATTTCCTTTGGAGCCATGTCAATCTTTTGATCTCCAAGATAGAGCTTGGAAACTTCATTGAGTTTGTAACTGTCAAGTTTGTACCCCTTCTTTACCTCATGGAACAAATCAAAAATGAAACGACCACTCATTGGGAGGAGTTTCAGTACATTATCACCCAAAGCACTTGAACTCAACTTCTTGATGGAAATCTCACATGTCTGTGATTTCAATTTACCCATCTTGAAAAATTCAGGGTTACAACCAGTAATAAACGCCCTTGTATAAATGTAGTTAAGATCAAAACCAAAAATATTCCAACCAGTAATGATGTCTACATCTTTCTCGTGTATATACTTCTGAAATGCCTCGAGCATCTCCCTTTCCGTATCAAAACTAATAATAGTAGAACCTTCTAGGTTTGTATCAGTTTTCTTGTAGCAAAGGCACGTTTTATCGTAGGGTTCATCGTTACCAAATTTACACAAAGAAATAGCAATTTGGAAACACGCGTCACCTCTTACGTCTGGATCCGGGAATTTACCAGTAGAACTGTTACACTCAATATCAACCGATGCCACAACAAATGGAGCAATGTCATCGCGCGCGACGGGCTTTAGGGTTTTCCAGTCATTACAGAAAAGATCAATATTCACCTTGGCCAAGTGTGTGCGAACACAATTATCACCAGAGTTTAACCAACCAGTTGATTGGATACCTGTTCTATGCATCAAACGAAGTACGGGATCAATATTAGACTCAAAAACTTTGAATCTTTCAGTACCATAGGAGAATTGAATAGGATTCTTCAACATATAATCAACACGACGCCGGCTCGCTAAATTTTTGAAATCCAATTTCATATAGGAAAATTCCTTATTATTTTGAAAACCCCAAACATCCTTAGACCTCATAATAGAATACGAAACCAGACAGTTGGGACTCTTTTTGTCCAGAACTCGGTAGATTTCTTGGACTTTTTGTTGCGTGACATGTTCAGGAAGCTTGACGAAGAAGTATGGTGTAAACGCAGTTGTTACACAAATAGATTTACCATTCTCAGTCTTACCAAAAATACTCACTAAATGCTCCTCATCCGTGTCGACTGTTTCCCACGTGAGTGCTTGAAATTCAACACCCATCCCGATATGTATACATTGAGCTAAAATTTTAATATCGTTTACTAATAAATGTCAGCTGCTTTAATTGACCTCGTGTCGGTGGGTGTCCAGGACGTCTACATCACTGGTCAGCCCGAGGTGTCGTTTTTTAGACAAAATTATAAGAGGTATACCAACTTCGCAATCAAGCCAGAGAGGCTCGACTACATCGGTACCTTCGGTAGCGGTAATGAGGTTACCATTCCCATCAAGACCAAGGGTGATCTCTTGAGTTATGTGTGGATTGAGGCTGAGAACATCGGTGGCGTTGGTGCCGCTGATACCGGTTTCTTCGACAAGGATGATTCCACCACCACTGAGTTCCAGCTTTGGATTGGTGGCCAAAAGGTTTCCCAGATTGATGCCCTCTACATCCAGGGTGTCCATAACCTTTTGTACAAGGATACTCAAGCCAAGGCTTCTTGTGCTTTGACCCTTGATGAGTGTCCCCAAAATGCGTTAGGTTCGTCTACTTCAGCGAACCATTACGTTCTCCCCTTTTTCTTCTCGGACGACTGGACTAAGTCTCTCCCATTAGTCGGATTACAATATCACGATGTGGAGATCAGGGTGAAGTGCAGGAATGGTACGTTTGCCCCCAGCAACGTCAAGGTATTTGGTACGTATGTGTACCTTGATACCCCCGAACGTGATTTCTTTGCCAACAATGAGCACGAGATTCTCTTCACCCAAACTCAACACCAACTCATGAGTGCCGCGGATACCGAGGTTGATCTTACCTACTTCAACCACCCAGTCAAGGCTGTCCACGTTGTTTCTTCGGAGGCTGACACCAACAAGTGGTCTACTAACTGGACTTTCGATACCGCCACTCTCTACATTAACGGTACACCTCTCTTTGAGAATATGTCCGCCGCCTTCCACCACAACGTTGTCCCAGAGATGCACTGCTCCATCCTCCCCCAAGATGCTCTCAGCACTGTATCCACCTTCACTTGGCCTTTCTGCATCACTATGAACAAGTCCCAGCCAACTGGAACCCTAAATTTCAGCCGAATTGATACTGCCAAGTTATCCCTCGCGGGTACTGGCACCAGGAACGGTAACATGGTTCGCGCGTACGCCGTAAATTACAATATTTTACGTGTAAAGAATGGTATGGGTGGTGTCGCTTTCGGAAACTAAAGTGCCTAAGTTAAAGTTTCAATAGTAAAATTTAAGTAAAATGGTAAAATCTTCCTCACGACCCCGTAAGGCTTCCAAGTTCACGATAGATCTTGGACCTGAAATTGATAAGGTTGTCAAGAAGAAACTCCAGACACGTGATGTAAAAATTAGAAAACAGAAAGTCATCATTTTGGGTCTCAAAAAGGAACGTGATGAACTCAGGACTCGTAACAGTGAGGTAAATGATTTGAAAATGAAGAAACAAAAAACGTACGTCTCCAATCTTCAAGTCATGGTAACTGACCTCACGAACAAGTTGAAAGAGGCGGAAAAGAAGGTCACTGAAGTGGAAAGTATTAAAAGGAAATATGAGGTTACTCGCACCGGTATATCTAATAAAACTGTTGAATATGCCTTTAACAGACTGAGAGAAGGGCATTCTTTGCAAAGGATGAAGCCAAATACACGACTTCTGATTCAACAGTCTGGTCGTTGGGAAGAAGCTCGCTTAATTAGCGCTCGTTTCAAGGTTTGTTAGACCCAAGGAGCGAAACGTTTCTTCCGTGGTGGCTTCTTCTTACCCAACTTATAGAGTTTACGAAGTACGTATATATAGAAAACGCCTAGAGGAGCTAGTTTCATTTAATATAACGACGATTTTTTAATAATCTTTCTAAACGTTCCTTCTCTCTTCTCATAAAAATTGAAAGTTCCACTAGATCTCCTTCTAATTTAACTTTACCCGCCTGTCTCACCCAAACTGTTTGTTCTACACGAACCATGTCAACGCAAGACATCTTAGTATCTGGTGCATTACTATGATGTATGGCGAGTACAGTAGCATCTTTACGAGTCTCCTTTGGTAACGGATTACTTTCATTACATATAACTACGTGAGCACCAGAGTATCCAGCTACATGCATCCACCAGTATTTCGGTGCACTTGATATTGTGAGTCTATCATTCTCTTTCGCATTTTCACCCACCCGTATGATGGTACCATCGAGTGATGTATATTCAAGCATAACTATTCTTATATTTTTTTCCTTATATTCTATTAATGCACGTCGTATTACAACCAAGTCCTACCATCACACATAAATATAGAGTAACGTTACCAAATAAACGCAGTATCGATTTTGGTGAGAAGGGTTTTCAGCATTATCCAGATCATGGTAATCCAAGACTTATGCGTGCACAACTTCTTAGGAAAGGTGCTATCGTTCCTAAGGAGCTGCGAATAGAGACGAATCCGTATGAGATACAGAAAGAAATGTTGAAAATCAGGGAAAGTTCTAAAGAGGATTGGGAAGATTTCTTCCGGGCCGAATATTGGGAGAGGTGGATATTATGGTCTTACCCGAATGTCAATAAAGCCAAATTATCTATGACTATGAGTCATGGTATACTTTTTATGCCTAGAGCTGAAGATTTATGGTTCTGTAAAGATGATCTTACTGACCTGTAGATCCAAAACCATCGTCACCCCTGAGCGTCTCTTCAAGTAGACCAATTTCCTTAATCATTGGTGTATCACACCTTTCCAAAATAAGTTGAGCGATACGATCACCCTTCTTGATTTCAAAGTCTTCCGTACCATGATTGAATAGGACGACCTTGACTTCACCGGTATAATCAGGATCAATAACACCCGCACCAACATTGATGCAATGCTTCACAGCTAGACCAGAACGAGGGGCTACCCGACCATATAGACCATCGGGAATAGACAGTGCGATACCAGTCCCGACTAAAGCTCGCCCCGCTTGACACGGTACAGTCGCATCTTCGGAGCTATATAAATCATATCCCACAGCACCATCAGAACCACGAGTAGGCAGACGAGCATCGTA